CGTAGTCAATACTCAAACCAATAACGCAATAGCGACCTTCTCAGGGCGTGTTTGGGTGGCAACAGGGCGAACTGTCACCTACTCTGCTGCGGGTGAATACAGCGACTTTACAAGCGTTTCAGCGGGTGCTGTGACATTAACCGACAGTACGCTACACGGCAACATCATTCAATTGCTATCAGCCAACAATTTCTTGTATATTTTTGGAGATGATTCCATCAATGTGTTCTCCGATGTGGTGGTGAACTCGTCAGGCGTTACCCTATTTACCAACACCAATGTGAGCGCATCCGTTGGTTCTAAGCGACCTAACGCCATTTTTCCGTACTTCCGTTCAGTTTTATTTATGAACGACTACGGTGTTTACGCTTTGGTTGGTTCTACCACTTCTAAAATCTCAGATTCTTTGGATGGCATTATTCCTAACATTGACTTTTCTAGCCCTGTTTATGCTGGTCAGGTTCTTGTAAATGACATCTTGTGCGCTGCTTTTAACTTCCGTTATTACGATGCAGTGTTTACTAAGAGCTATCGCTACATTCAAGCAGTGTTCTTTGAAAAGAAATGGTTTATTACTAGCCAAGGAAACAGCCTTGCTTACATCACTTATGTGCCTGTAGGTGGCAAGCTGACATTGTTTGGTACACAGAATAATCAGTTATATCAGTTATATGCTAATACAACGAGTAGCATTAACACGATAGTACAAACTGCATTGATGCCGATGGGTGATCCTATCCGTACCAAGCAAGCTCTCAAGATTGGCGTGGAAGCAACTGCTGGAGCAAATTCTGCAATTAGCATGACCACTACGGTGGACAACGAAAACAGCTCTAGCCCTTCTTACAATTTGTCATCTTTAGTAGCTTGGCAGAATAATTTTCTCAACACCATTGCTTGGTCCAACACATCAGGAGCAAATATTGGATGGGGAACTTCAGGCTACGCTTTGTATAAAACCGATGCTTCTCAGTATGGTAAATACTTGGGAATTACAGTAACATCAAGTAACCCGAATTTTGTGCTAAATGGATTTGAGTTTGAACACGAATTAAGAGTGAGGTTCTAGTGACTAAACCCGTATCATCCGCAGCTTATACATTTGCTAACCAGACTAGCACGATTCCGCTTTCGTATTTAGATACGAACTTTGGACAGCTTACTTCAGAAATTAACGATCTGAATAACTACAGCAATTATGTTGCTGATACTGGTACTGCCAATGCGGTCTTACTCAACTATTCATCAGGGATTACCACTACTACGATTGCTACAGGATGTCAGCTTCAGTTTAAGGCTGCTAATGCCAATACTGGAACAAGCACTTTAACTGTTCAAGTAAATGCTTCTACTATCTTGGCAGCAACGACCATTTTGAACGAAGATGGCACTGCTTTGACAGCTAATGAGCTGTTATCTGGCGGTATTTATTCCGTTGTTTATAACGGTACAAATTGGATTTTAAGCGGTGGTGGCGGTGGTTCAGGCGCATCAGCGGGTGGATTTTTGTATGAAAACACCCAAACCTTGACACAAAACTACACCATCACAACTGGTAAAAATGCCATGTGTGCTGGCAATGTCACAGTAGCAGGTGGCGTTACATTAACTGTTCCTAGCGGTAGTCGCTGGGTTATCGTATAAGGAAATTAGAAAATGGCGAATGTCGCAATTAGCGGTGACACATCGGGTGCAATCACCCTGACCGTACCAGCAACTGCTGGCACTAATACTGTTACCTTTCCCGCAGCTACGGGTACTGCAATGGTTACTGGCAATATGCCAGCGTTTAGTGCTTATTTAAGTTCAAATCAATCTGTTTCCAGTGGTGTTGCAACAAAAATTCTTTTTGATACAAAAGTTTTTGATACTAATAATAATTTTGCATCTTCAAGATTTACACCAACTGTTGCTGGATATTACCAAGTTTCTGCTGGTGTTGATGGAACAAACTCTGTTGGAAGTCAATCAAGGTTTCAATTACTTTTTTATAAAAATGGTTCTCAATATTGCCATGCAGTAGATTTTAGTGGTACTAATGCTTACACAATTAGTGGTTCAAATTTAATTTATTGCAATGGTTCAACTGATTACATTGAAGTTTATGGATTTTTAACCGCTACTGGCGCTACTTTTACTGGTAGCAATCTTTATACATGGTTTACTGGCGTAATGGTTAGGAGTGCGTAATGGGATTATTTGAAAAAATTAAATCACTTTATCCATCATTGACTGATGATGATTTTTGCGGACCTAAGGGAACTATTTGGTTACAAAACGATTCAGACGGCAAAGGCGATTACATTGCTAAATGGGAACACCCAACTCTGCCAAGACCTACTGAGGAGCAATTAGCATGAGCATATTAAACGCAATTACTTCTGGTGCTGGTGGAGTAGCTCTTACTGGCGATACTACTGGTAACTTAACCATTCAGTCTGCTGGTACGAATGTGGCTACTATAACTGCTACTGGCGCTAATGCTGGTATTCAATTAGCTAGTTTTGCTGCTCCAGCTTTCAGCGCATATTTAAATTCTGCTCAATCAGTAAGTTCAAGCACTTTTACCAAAATTCAATTAAATGCTAAGGAATACGATACTGCATCTGCTTTTGATGCAACTACTAATTATCGTTTTACTCCGCAAGTAGCTGGATATTATCAATTTAATACTCAAGTAACTACTTATAGCACCGCAACAAATATTGTGCCAGCAATATATAAAAATGGCACTCAATACATTAGAACTTTGAATTACGCAACAACAAATACCGAATCAGTTACCGCTTCTTGGATGGTTTATTTAAATGGTTCAACTGATTATGTTGAATTGTGGATAAATTTATCTACAGGACAAGGTTTAAATTATGGTTCTGCATCAACCGAAAAAACGGCATTACAAGGCTTTTTAGCGAGGTGTGCATAATGACTTTATATGAAAAAATCATGGCTATTTACCCAAATCTTACGCAAAAAGATTTTTTGACTGTAATCATTCTTGAAAATGCAAGTGATGGTCGTGGTGACTATATAGCCAAGTGGGAACATCCTACGCTTCCTAAACCAACAGATGAGGAGTTAGCATAATGTCAGTCGTAATCAACGGTACAGGATCTATTAGCGGTTTAAGTAATGTTGGCGGTATTTCATCTGCTCAGTCTGGAAGTGTGATTCAGACGGTTTATGTTTCTTATTCAACTCAATTTGCCACAACAAGCGGAAGCTACGCTTCAAGTGGAATAGCTGCATCAATTACTCCGCAATTTTCTAATAGCAAAATTTTAATTTTGATGAGTATTCCAGCATTGGTTCAGCACACTTCTAATAATGATAATGGTATTGGTTTATCAATATATCGTGGTGGAGTTCAAACATATACTGATGCAAACACTTACGATTCTTTATACGCAAATACAAATGGTTCTGCTTATCCCGTTTTAAGAGGTAGAGTTTTCTTGGGTTATTTAGATTCTCCAGCAACTACATCGTCAACTACTTACACTTTATACACCGCAGCCTATGGTGGTACTGCAACCACTTGTTCAAATGGAGCTATTGCTACCGTAACATTATTGGAGATTGCAGCATGATAAATGAAAAACAAACATTGGCTATATTTTCTTTATATCCTAATGTTATTCATATTCGTGGAGATATTGCTTATGATAACAATGGCGTGGAAATATCTTATGACCTCAATGCTGTAAATGCAAAAGTCACATCAGATGAACAAACTGCTGATGCACATAAGGCATCCGCAGTATCTAAATTAACTGCGCTTGGCTTATCTGCTGATGAAATTAACGCTTTGATCGGATAATCATGGGAATCAATGCCTTCACTAAAACTGGTAACACCGTCACTTTTACGGCTGGTGTAACTGCTCCTACCCCTGTCCAAGTTACCAACAGCACTATTGGTGGTAATCAATATCGCATCATCAATAGCGGTACTACCGTAGTGTTTTTAGGGTATGGCACGACTGCTTCCGATGCAACTAACGCTGCTGCGACTATTACCTCTACTGGTACAGCGTTTCCTTTGCTTCCAAGCACCGATGAGATCCTGACTTTTGTACCTAATGCTTACTTTACTGGCGTTAGCACCAGTTCCGCAGTTATTTACATAACCCCTGGCGATGGAGTTTAAAACATGGTTCTTAAGGTCGCAGGTGGGGGTGGTGGCACATCAGGTGCGGTAAATTATCTTGGCACTTGGAACGCTGCATCTAACAACCCTACTCTTACTAGCGGGGTGGGTACTAAAGGTGGCTATTATGTTGTTTCTACTGCTGGTACTACTACTCTGGATGGTATTAGCCTGTGGTCTGTGGGCGATTGGGCAGTATTTAATGGAACGGTTTGGCAAAAAGTAGATGGTTCATCTAATGAAGCGTTTAACGGTATCACCGTTACAAGCCTTACTGGGTATATGTATGCAAACAATACTAGCCCTGTTACTGCTTCAACAACTATTCCTGTTGCATCTGTTACTGGCGCAGTTCCCAATACAGTTAATGTTCTCGCTTCTGGTTTGCTTAGCGGTGGTGGCGCTCTTACTGGGAATGTAACAATCGGTTTAACTTCCGTACCAAGCGGTAATGTATCTGGCTTGGGTACGATGGCTACTCAAAATGCCAATGCAGTCGCTATTACAGGCGGTACGATCAATTCAACCACATTAAATAGCGATACATTTACTAATGCCAACATTACTTCCGTTGCTGCTACCTTCCCTAACAGCTATCTGTCTAATAGTGCTGTTACCCTTGGAAACACTGCTGTATCTCTTGGTAGTACTGCTAGTGCTGTCGGCAACCTTACTCTCAATAATGTAACGATAAATAGCGGTAACACTAGCGTTACTTATGACAACGCTGTTTATCAGATCGCTACGGCAAACATAGCTCCAAGCTCAAATATTGGTGCTTTTTCTTACGGAAACTTGTCTTATTCAGATGTAGGAATAGTAGCTTCTTTTGCTAATTCCTCAAATACTTCAGTTCAAATGGTGATGCAAAACACCAGTTCTGGAAGTAACGCATCTACCGATATTGCCATCGTAAATGACACAGGATCAGCCTATATTGATGTGGGCATAGCATCTAGTACATATTCTGGCGCTGGAGCTTTTAACAAGGCTAACGGAGCTTATACTTACGCTGGTTCTACTGATCTGTATTTAGGAACAATTAGCAGTAACGCAGTTCATATTTTGGCTAACAATTCCAATACAGATGCCATTACTGTCAACGCTAATAACACCGTTACTCTGGGAACACCTCTTGCCGTAGGATCAGGCGGTACAGGTCTTTCTTCCCCAGGTACTTCAGGCTATGTTTTGACCTCTAACGGTACTGCTTGGGTATCTCAAGTCTTGCCAGCATCAGGTGTAACCATTCAGACTGATAGCGCCAATGCTACTCGTTATTTGACTTTTTCCAATGTCACTACTGGTACGGTCACAATTGAGAATGTGTCAACCAGTATTACAGTAAACCCATCTACAGGGTTTATGACATCACCAACTTTTGTTGCTTCCAATGGTTTAGTCATCAATTCTAATTCTGTGTCATCAAATGTGACAATCGCTACTGGTTTTAACGCTATGTCCGCTGGTAATGTGACCGTTGCTAACGGTGTTACGGTGACGGTAGCTTCTGGATCTAGGTGGGTAATTGTATGATGACCGAACTTTTAATTGATGAAACAAGGGCGAAATTGAACACCCATGAAGCGGTGTGCGAACTTCGCTATGACAGTATTTGCGCTAGGTTAAAGCGTTTGGAGCAGATTTTGATTTGCTCTGCTGGTTTTATTGTGGCTTCTTTGATGGCAATTGCTTTTAAGATTCATTGACATGGACTTTAATACGCTCTCTATTGTGAAGTTTGGGGATGTTGAATCCCTAGGAGAGTTTTTGTTTGAAAACGGACTACAACATAAGCTATTTCA